ACTATTACTTGCATCTGCGGCTGTATCAGTGATATCAGCAAACAATACACCATTTGATGTTGATTGATCTGTGTTATCGTGTAATACCCATGCACTGTTTCCAACATTACGTTTGTAAATTTTTGGATATGCACGTTCGTTTACTTGGTTTTCTGCCGACAATGTAGTATCAATCCAAAGATCGCCTGCACTCGGTGATGTTGGAGCAGTTGTACTATATGTAGGTGTAACTGGTGCATAACCACTGTTTACTTGATAAACATCTAAACCATTAATTGTATTATTGAACCAATATGTTCCAGTAGCTAGTGTGCCAGTTGGAGTATTTGCTTGACCAATTACATCAGGTGCTGTTAACGCACCCACTGCTCCGCCAGCTACAACTTCTCTAATTACTAGTGTACCACGTGTATTAGCTTGTTGGTCTAGTAATAGATTTCCTACAATTGCAGTGGTTGTACTTAATACAGTTGCACTTGATCCGTCTTGTGCTACAAAGTCACCAATTGCGCCAGCGCCATCAGTTTGTGTTGTACTAATACCTTGTACTGTTTTTGCTACAAAAGCTGTACTTGTGCTACTGTATGCAAAGAATTTAAGATCAATACCATTACCAGCACTAGTTGTTTTAATCCAAATATCGCCAGCGGCTGGTGAACTTGGAGCACTATAATGTTCATCATATGATGCAGTACCTGAAGCAAGTGCATTATCAATTAATTCCCATGCGCCACCGGCACCATGGAAGTATTGAACACTCAGTTGTCTTGCGGCAGTAGTTGTTGTTTCATTGTCAACATGAATAACAACCAAATATGTGTCGTTAGTTGCGGCACTTGCGGCTGTACTAGGTGTATGAGTTGTTGAACCATCTACAGTTGCTTGTGCGCCTGTTGCGTTAATTTCTACAGTTGGAAGTTTATTTTCCCATGTACTGTTTGTTGCACTCCATTCGTGAATACCATATCTACTTGCATCTGTGTCTAGCCATAGACCATTTGCTGTTGCATATGCACTAGTTGGTGCAGTTGTTGAATTTTCAAGTTGTCCTAAACTTAAATTAGCACGTACTATGTATGCTTGATTTCCTTGTCCTAAGTAGCTATAAGCCGCCATTAAACCATATTCGCTGGTTTCACTGCCTTGTACTACTGCGGTTCCACTTTTAGTAAATGTTGGATTGCCAAAAAACTGTGTAAGCTCTCTCTGGCTAGTCACTTTAACGACCTTGCCAGCGTTTGCACTTTTAGTTTGTGCGGCGATTCCATCAGCTTCACTACCAGTTGGGTCAGTTTTATCCTGACGTGTTGCTACTAGTAGTAAAGGTACTGTACCAGCGCCTGGTGCGCCGTAAGCACTTTCATCTACTATTGAAACATTTACGCCTGGTGATGTTAAAGTTGCCATATTTTTGCTCCTGTGATAAAATAATTTATTACAACTATTTACCAGATAGGCTATATATCAGGGTGGTTATAGAGGTTAACTTAGTAGTTAATAATTCAGTCAAAAAAATAGAGCCCGTAGGCTCTATCTTTAAAACAGTATAAGTTTTACACTGTGAACATTTTTGCTCTTGAACCAGTAACGTCACGTGCAGTTACACTGTATCGTGTTGCTCCAGTAGTAGCAATATCAGTCTTGACGTTAAGTCCAGCTGATTTCATCTCGCTCATTCTAGCAGAAAGTTGCTGAATGCCAAACCTTGCTTTTGCATCTTTTGCAGTCAAAGTTTTTCCAGTACCTCTTAGATACGTTTCTAAGAAAGTCTTCTGGTTAGTTTTAATTTTAGTAAAAGCCATATATGCCTCCAGTTAAGTTGTGTTTAGAGTTTATCCCTAAACAATAAAAGTAGTGTAACACTACAAGAATTCTTTGTCAACCTTTTTTATAGTTTTTCTAATCTTTTTTCGTGTCTGCCGCCTTCAAATTCTGTGGCAATAAAGGTGTCAACTATGTTAATAATCCAAGCTGGATCAGTTACTCTTGCACCCAAACACAATACATTGGCATTGTTATGCTGTCTTGTAAGCATTGCAGTATGTGTATCTTTACAAAGTCCTGCACGAATCTTTGGATTACGATTAGCTGTCATACTCATACCAATTCCTGTGCCACATACTAGGATGCCAAAACTAGCACCACCATCTGCTACTAGTTCACATACACCTTTTGCAAAGTCTGGGTAGTCGCAACTTTCTTCGCTATCGCAACCCCAATCTCTGACATTGTGTCCTTGTTCTATTAACCATTCACTGATTGCTTCTTTTGTTTTGTAACCACCATGGTCACTTGCTATTGTTATAATCATCCCCAGTCCTTAAAATCACCTAGATCTTCATTATCGTCAAAGCCTTTTGTGTAGGCTTTTATTTCATCTGGTGTCATCAGTGCCTCAGGGATCTCATCTGACTGCATAGTACCACCACTATAGTAATGAGGTTTAAATCCTCTACGATAGTAGCTGTCTGCTCCACCTCGGTCATATGGGCCGCCATGCCTTGTATCATATTCCATATTAGGACCTTTCAAAAACTCGAACTACACCAAGGTCAATATCGTCAAAGACCTTTTCCATAGCTTGCATAATCCAAGACTGATTGTTCTTTTCAGCTTCTACATAAGCATTTTGCAATGCTTCTAGTTCTGCCATTGAGATAGCTTTTACCTCAGCTTTAAGATAAGTGTACGCCATTAAGCCGCCTCCATCCATCGGTTAAGTGTGTTAACATCTACGCTCAGCGAACCAGCAAGTTCAGCTATACGTTTTTCTTCTGCCGCTTGGTATGCCTTTTCTGCTTCACGTTCGGCATCCATTTCGTCACATGCTTCTTTAATTAGTTCTTCCAACTGTGCATCTGACATAGTTGAAAAATCGAAACTGCGAGCATAGCCTTTGCTATATGCGTCAGCAGTTGCATAGTATGCACTTTCTTCAAGTTCGGTGCGTTCGAACTCTGCAAGAGTACCACTAGGAACACGGTTGCTCCAATAAGCAGTATCTGCAGGATCAACCATCATACCCATCCAGCAATCAGGTTGTTTGCTGAATTCAATAGCTTCAGCACGTTGAGCGTTGATATAATTGATCAGTTCCTGTTGCATTTTAGCACCTCGTTTTGTTAACTTATACTTACACTATACAGTAAGAAGTCTTACTTGTCAAGTAAAAAGAACCTATGCGGCTCTTTTATCTTGCTTTGCTTTCCACTTATTCATTGTGTTTTGAAACCAAACTGGGTTCTTTTCACTTAGAACATCTAATGGGCTATTGCAGTTATGACCAAAAGGACTACCGCCTGTTCTCGCATTAACATATTCTTCAACTGTGAAGCTTTTGCAAAGTTCTGTTAAAAACTTAGCTTTTGTGAAAGGACCGCTGTACTTAAAACGTGCAATAAACAAATCAATTCCACGTCCTACGTTAGTTGGGTGAACATTAGGACCATCTGCATATACTGGACGACCTTCATAATCGCCTCTATACATTAGGTATCCGCCGTGGTAGCTAAAATCTGCTTTATTAAACTGTGTCATGTAGTACCTCGTTTTGTTAACTTATACTTACATAATAACACCAAGATGTCATACTGTCAACCTTTTTATACGATTATTTCAATCTTTTTTAATAATTCTTCTAAACTATTGTCATTGTATATGATTTCATTAAATGATTCATCCTGATCAATCCAAGCCCATTCACTTGGGTGTACATCTGTAGGTTCTATGTTATTATCACGTTTATCCATAAACCAAATAGGTAAATCACCTCTGCGTACTTGCCATACTTCGCCTTGTACACTTTGTATCATTTTTACTTCATTAGGGAAACGTACATCAGGTATGACCCAATTAGTATCTGGATTTTCAAGTATTTGCTTTTTTACTAAACTTACCCAAATGCCATCGTAGAATCCATTACGCATACAATCAGTACCAAATAGTTGTAGTACCAATCTTGGAGTAATAGCAGTACCAGTTTCATTTGACCAAAATTCGTCCTTTTTTTCTCGCCATATACGACTTCTGTCAGTGTCACCTTCCAGCATATCTCTATCCCAGTTAAACACACTAGCAACACCATCTTTGAGTTTATCGGCAAAACTAAGTTTTTCGAAGTTATGATTCTCTACTAAAATATCTGCAACGGTTCCTTTACCACTACCGATTAAACCGCATATACCAATTATCATTGATGCTCCAATTAAAAGTTATAATGTATAGTAAAGGATAATAGTTGCGATGTCAACCAATAATAACGCCGAGGCCTTGTTGTCCTTCAGCATAGTATTTGAGATCATCTTCTAATTTGTCTATTTGCATCTGAGCATCGCTACGCAATGCATCAGCATTAAGACTAGTACCACCTTGTGGTCCAGCAATAGTATTAAATTTACCACGTGCTTCAGCTAACATTAGTCTAGCTTGTGCTAGTGCAAACTCTTTTAACCAAGGACTACTATATGGGTCTTGTAATAATTCTTCATCACTACGTTGTTTATACACATGTAAAAATACTGTATCATCAGCTTTGACTTTTCTATGTAGTAATAATTTTTTAGACACTGTATTCCAAGTAAATGTAAAGTTTTCTCCAAACATCTTACCCAAGTGTTCTCTGTTTTGAGCAAGTGCATCATAAACTTGCATGCCTCCTGCTTTACCACTGTATAGCAAATAGTTGTTTAGATATGCAGTTTCAAATGGTTCAATATCTCCACCGCTAGCACTATTAAGAGTTCCACTACTACGTCTATAAACATCCATAACTTCAATTACTTCATTATCTAGTGTGTACTCGCTAATCTCTCTAGTAAGTTCGAGAGCTACGAATGCTTCTTCTACTGCATTTTCACTACGTTGTCTATATTTTTCAAAACTTTTTTTAATTGATAACTCGTAGTGTTCAGGGTCAAGTTCAACGTCAACCATCTGTCCACCAAGTCTAAGTTCTATCTCTTTTGTTAATTCATCTACTTGTGCCATACTAATATTTATCCGTTATAATAATCCGCAGTGTACTTGAGCAGTTGCTTTAGCTCCTTGCTATTAGGCTCAAATACAGTTCTATATCTAGCATAGCTAGGCAGGTCATTTTTATATTGTTCCGGATTGCGTAACACTTGTTCAGGGTTATCTGTGTCTTTTATTTCACTAGCTAAATCGCTAGCGTATGCCATAAGCTCGTGTGGGTCTCTAAGATATTCACGCATCCAATCTTGTTCATTACCAGTTTTTCTAGCTATCTCAGTACCCTTTTGGTGACCACTTTTAATTTTGCCAACTTTGTCTAGTCCTATCTTACTGTACTGGTTCCAGTGTATAGTTTCATGTGCTAACATACGCATCACAAGTTGTTTAAAAGTCTTAGGTCCGTATTTGCCTGCAAGATTTTTTGTAAACAAATATACTTGCATAAATCGTTCGCCATTTTCTACGCCAGCTTCTGCACTAATCCATTCGTTAGGATCTTTGCGGTCCTGATCAGTAGCAAAAAATTCAATAGGTAAATCTTCATGATTATTAGAGTTGAGTATTTCCTCAAGTTCGTTTATATCGTCAACATCACCATTATCATCTAAGTAATCTTGATACTCGGAGATACTATCATCTAGTATCTCCTCTGCTTGACTCATAAACTCTTTGTCAGGTTCAACTCGTGCTTCTGCTATTACCTCAAATATCTTCATGCAAGTATTTATTTGAATGCTTTGAGAATAATCGTATCGGCATTGAACCTGCCATTCATTTTAGTTTCGGTAGTTTTGAGATATCCAAACTGTGCTTTTAGTTTATGTTTGGTAACCTTTTTCCAGTTAGGCAGTACTTCGTCTGGCTTACGAACTGTTCGTTGCACACTTTTACTCTCATCAAAGAACTGTAATGTAGTTCCTTTGACTGTAATTGTACAATTTTCTTCTGCATAGTATATGCCAAGTTTACGGTTTTTAGTATTAAACACAATCACTGCATTAGCATCTACAATTTCACTAGGGTTGATACTAGCAATACCAAACGTACTATCACTAGACTTAAACTTTAACTTCTTAACAAGGTCCTGAGCACTTTTAACTTTGGGCTTACGAACTGCCCGAGTTTGCTTTTGCTCTGCTTTCATAATTTCAATAGCATCATGTAGTCGCTTGTAAAAGTCTGTAAGTTCTTTTATTTGTGCTTTACTATATGTTGCATATCCTTCAGCTAACTGTTCTTGCATATCATCACGTTTCTTAGGTGTGGGTAAACTAGCAAGTTCTTGCAATTCTTCATATCCGCCTGCAAACCAATTTGCAACAAAGCGAAGATGTCCTAGATTCAGTTCTTTAGACTTAAAAAGTTTAATTGGTGATTGATCTTTAAGTGGATTCTTTTTGGGATCACGCATCCAATCGTCTAGCCACTGATCCAACTCCTCAGTTTTATCTCCTGCGGCTTCTTGGATCCTATCTTGTATAGTAGGAACATATACGTTTTTGGTTGTTGCTTTTCTCTCTTCGACAATACCTTTACCAATTTCATCAAAGTGTCTAATTCTTTTGCCAATCCATTCACTCATTGGCTTGATATCACCACCTGTTCCAGGACAGCTCTGCCAGTAATCTTGTTCTTTTTCATTATAGTCAGGACATCCGTCCAACAACATACGACAATAGATGCCTAGCAAACTTTCATATTTTGCGGCTTTTTTGACATTGTTAATGGTTGTTTTGTCATATCCGTTCTGCTTCATCCATGTAAAGCAGTGTTCGATATTTTCATTGTGCTTATAGTTCATGTACCAGAAGCTATTATTTTGTTGTTTTACTGTATGAAATCTACTGCCACTCATGTTTTCCCAGCCTTCGAAGCCTGGTGCTTGCAAGCCACGCTTACTGATACGCTTCAGTGGCGTTTTCTTCTTAACTACTCGACCTGTAATCTTGTTTACTTTAGCCATACGAGTCTCCTCAAAGTTTTCTGTGTCTACTTATTAATATAACACCATTTACTTATTTGTCAACCTGATAGATTCACGATAAATAACTGTATGCCAAGATTAAGCCTTTATAAACCGACCAAAACTAACGATTATCACTACATGGATAGAACTATCCGTGAGCAGTTTGACATAGGCGGAACCGGAGTACATGTACACAAATACTTAGGTCCAGCGGTGACTGCTGATAAAAATGATCCTAGTCAACCTAATTATATTGACGGTAGAGAAGTAGATCCACTAAGTGGAGAATTTATTAATATTGAAGGTATATTAAACGAAACAAAAGTACAAGACTTACTGTTTATGGAAAATAGAGATCGTAAATATGATCCAGACATTTACGAAATGCGTGGTGTCTATAATGTACAAGATACAGATTTTGATCTAACACAATTTGGACTTTTTCTTAGCAACGATATGTTATACATGACATTCCACATGAATCGCATGGTAGAAATAATGGGCAGACGGCTGATGCCAGGAGACGTATTAGAACTCCCACATCTCAGAGATAATTTGCTTTTAAATGCAGATAAAAATGCAATTAACAAATATTATGTAGTAAATGATACAAACCGAGGTGCAGAAGGATTTAGTCAAACCTGGTATCCTCACATTTGGCGTGTTAAACTATCACCACTAACAGACAGTCAAGAATACTATGATATACTTGGCGATGGTAAAGATTCTCAAAGTCTTAAAAATGATCTCAGTACATACAAAGCAGAGTATAATATTAGTAATGCTATTGTAGAAGCGGCTGATCAAGCTGATCCGACTGGAACTAGTTTAACAGATCATTTATTTGGTTATGATGATGCTACTAGTGGTGGTATTGTAAACCAACAAAACAATTACAGTCATGGTGAGAGTATTGCAAGCGGTGATCAATTTCCTAGCGGTCCTGCCGAAGGAGATTACTTTATTAGAACAGATTTCAGTCCTAACAGATTGTTTGCTAGACGAGGTAATAGATGGCATAGACTTTATGATAATATCACCGGACAAACATGGACAGATAAAACATATAATGCTAGTGATTATATTTTTAATGAAAATACCACAGTTGTTGAGGATAACGAAACAAGAGAACAGACTGCACTTAGTGAAGTTATAAAACCACAAGCGGATAACAAATAATGGCAAGAACAAGTTCAAAGCTAACAGCGGTACCTTACTTTTACGATAAACAACTGCGTAGATATATTCAGCAGTTTATAAGAATATTTGCTGGCTTTCAAGTAGCCATGCATACAGATAGTGCTGGAAATGTTGTATACCAGACTGCGCCTGTACGTTATGGTGATGTTAGTAGAATGGCGGCACACATTGTAAGAGAAAATTCAGAGAACATGATACAAACAACACCATTTATAAGTTGTCATGTTACAGGATTAGAAACTGCGCCAGACAGAAGAACACTTGGTTCATACGAAGAAACTATACCAGTTTACGAAAAGAAATTTAATGAAATAACCGGAGCATATGAAAATGAAAAAGGCAGAGCTTATAGTGTAAAGAGACATCAGCCTGTACCTTATAATTTAACAATGCAAGTAGATATATGGACATCAAACACAGAACAAAAATTACAACTACTAGAACAAATACTAGTACTGTTTAACCCTACACTGAACATACACACCAGTAATAATCCACTCGATTGGAGTACACTGAGCTATGTTGAATTAATTGCTAGTACTTGGAGTATGCGAGCTATCCCAAGCGGAGTTGATGATATTATTGATATTAGTACTATGACATTTACTATGCCTGTACTAATTAATCCTCCTGCCAAAGTACAAAAACAAAGTATTATACACACTATCATTGATAACATAAACGACACAGACGAAGCAGGATTAGATGCAATTAGATCTGGACAAAGTTATACACCATTGTTTACAAGTTATAAAGTAGTAACACTGGATAATTTTAAAATGCGTTTTACAATGGACACTAGTGGTGTAGGATCTGCACAATTATTAAGTCAAAGTGGAACTAACAGTGATGCAAACGGTCTATTAGAGTGGCAAAAAACTTTTAAACCTTTTGGCGAGTTTAGAGACGATATAAGTCAACTAAGATTAAAACAAACAGACAACCCCGGAGACACACAAGGTGATATAATTGGTAACATAAAAGTAAATCAAGGAAATCTTAATTTACTTGATATTACTATGGATACCTCAACGTTTCCTGCCAATACACAACCAGCTGTTGATGCAGTAGTTAATCCACAAGCTAATCAACCTGGAGATGGAACACTATCTGTGGCGGCAGATGGAGACAGATACTTACTTACAGAAGATGTTGCAGGTGGTGCAGGGTGGTTAGGTAGCAGTGCAAAAAAACATGATATTATACAATACAGCATAGGAACAAATCAATGGAATATCGTTTTTGACGCAAGCGTAAATGGATCCACAGTACAACATACAACAAATATAACTACTGCTGATAGACTAAAATACAACGGCACAGAGTGGGTAAATGCATTTGAAGGCACTTATAACCCAGGATTTTGGCGAATATACCTATAATGATACAAGCAAGCGGTTGCTGTTTTCTTGCCTTAGACACAGGCAGAATCATGCTACAACAAAGAAGTAAACGAAGTAGTCACCCATTAACTTGGAGTTTTTGGGGAGGTAAAGCTGAGAAAAAAGAACGTCCTATCGAAACATTGCTAAGAGAATGCAAAGAAGAAATGGGACCATTACCTGATATTGCCAAAGTACATCCACTGCATATATTTTTAAGTGATGATAAAAAATTTACCTACAATACATTTTGCATAACAGTATTTGAAGAATTTATTCCTAGTTGCAACCACGAAAGTAGTGGATATAGCTGGGTAGGAATAGATTGCTGGCCCAAGCCTTTACATAGAGGTGCAAGAGTTGTTCTATCAAACAAACAATTAGTAGATAAACTGGTAACTATATATGAACGTGAAAAAGATCAAACTGATTTACCAAATTGGTTAGACAGCTTTTAGTTTGGTTATTGTTTTGGTAGTACTATAATCATCTACAGTTGGTAGTATTACAACTTTTGCAAATTGGTTACCAACAACTGTGTCTACTGTATAGTCTCCGCCTTTTGTAATTATGTCTGGCTGTACACGTTGTATTAGTTCTAACGGAGTATCTTCATCAAATAGTATTACTTCATCAACAAAGTCTAAACTTTCTAACATAATTTTTCTATCAGTTTCGTTATTAATTGGTCTAGATTCACCTTTAAGACGTTTGACACTACAGTCTGTATTAACACCTACTACTAGCCAGTCGCCTAATTGTTTACTAGCACGAAGCATTTCAACGTGCCCTCGATGCACAATATCAAAGCAACCGTTAGTAAACACTTTGGTACGTTCTACATCTTGTTTAGTTAGTGTATATGTGCCAGTGTGCTTAACACTTTCTGTACTTGCACTAACCGCTATCTCTAAACATTTTTTATAACTATATTCTTTAGTAAGAGCATAAACAAATCCTGCTATAAAACAATCTCCAGCACCTGTAACATCACTTACTTCAACCGATTCAACTGGAATCGTATACTCAATATTATCTATTGTAGCACTTACACTGTGTCCAGCATCAGTAGTAATAATATTGCCTTGCCATTGATCGAATCCAAACTTGGTGTATTCGCTGTTATTGGGTTTTACTAACCATGCACCTTCATAATCATGTGCATAACGTTTTGGATCTACAATAACTTTACATCCACACTTGTTTACATGTGCAATAATTTCTTTAGCATTGTCTAGTACACCTTTGTCGTAGTCGCTAAGAATAACATAATCCCACTGAGAGAAATCACTACACAATACATTATTAAGTACAGCATTTGAATCTGCATGTTTATCCTCGTCTATTCGTGTAATATAATGTCCATCACATATAATGCGTGTCTTAATACTACTAAGTTGTTCAGTTTGCAATAGTGTTGCATTGACACCTAAACTTTTTAAATTTTCGTATACAAGAGCGGCTCCGCCTGGTGTTTCAACTGTGTGACCGTATGTTACAACAGGCACAGGTGCTTCAGGACTAATTCTAGTGCTTGTGCCATAGATATATTTGTCAATAATTACATCACCAAATACTAATACTTTCACAAGTTATCCTCTACATATTGATTAGGTCTTTTAAATTGATGATCAATGAATGTGTTTAGCTGACTGTTATCACTACAGGTATACATCTGATAAATCCCTTTAAGATCATCCGGTACAGGTATATATTCGATGGTTGCATTATATTTACTTGCAATAAGTTTTGCCCAATTTTCAAATGTATATGTAGTGCCTGTTCCTAGATTACAAATAAAACTTTCGTGGTTTTGTAAACACTCATACATAATATGTACTACGTCATCAACACATATAAAGTCACGTTGTACTTTATCGCTTCCTTCAAATATTTTTATTACGCCTGTATCTTTTGCTTGTTTTACAAAATTTGTATACGGGCTTCCCATACCTATAGCTTGTTTATGACCTTCTCTATTGCCATATACATTAAAAAATCTCCAGCTTTGTATTTTACAACCAACCGCGTTTCTAAAAATGTTATCACAAATTAGCTTACTACTAGCATATAAGTTTTTAGGAGCTTCATTCACTTGATGTTCTTGTGTAGTGATATTATCTCCGTAAACACTAGCACTACTAGCAAACACCATTGTATTACATTTGCTTACTAGTTGTCTTGTATAGTCTACATTACTAGAATATATCTTATTCCAATCAGTTTCTTTTGTACTACTATTTGCACCTATATGCCATACAACATCACTCTTGTCTATCTTTGCTTCTAATAGCTCACTAGGACTTATTAGATCTTCAAAATATAAACCTTCAAGGTTTTTTGTCTTATCCATAGTAAGTGTGTCTACTAGTAAAATATCTTCGTGTCCTTTTTTATTTAAATGAGCAACTAGATTACTTCCGATAAATCCAGCCGCACCTGTAACGATGTGCATATAAGACTCCTATTTTGTTTAATTATATAGTATGGAAAACATCTTGTCAACAATTAACTATAAATATAATTATGTTAAAGTACATAAAGCAATGGTGGAAAGACTACCAAGAGCTAAGAAAAGAATTAGACGATATGGGCATAGTAGTACATTATCAACCATTGCCAATGAATCCAATACAACCATTTTATATAGACAAAGAGCGGTATAACAAGTACGTCAATGATAGACAAAAACAAATTTCAAAGTGTAATAACCAATCTAAAATCTAGTGGTAATTATAGAGTGTTCAATGATATACTCAGAGAGCGTGGAGAATATCCACAAGCAATCTACTACGGGCCTTACAATATTAAAAACATTGTAAACTGGTGCAGTAATGATTACTTAGGTATGGGTCAACACAAAGTTGTACTAGATGCAATGCACACTGCACTAGATCAAACCGGTGCAGGCAGTGGGGGTACTAGAAACATAGGCGGGACTAGTCATTATCATGTTGCATTAGAATACGAACTGTCGAAATTACACAACAAACCGTCGTCTTTGTTATACACAAGTGCTTATGTTGCTAACGAATGGACGCTAATTGCACTTAGTAAAATAGTAAAAGACATTGAATTTGTAAGTGATAGTAAAAATCATGCTAGTCTTATACAAGGTATTAAACATAGCGGTGCGCCAAAGCATGTGTTTGAACACAACGACATGGATAGTTTAGAACAAGTACTAGCACAAGTAAAAGGCACAGCCTGTATTGTATTTGAAAGTGTATACAGTATGGACGGATATACTAGCAAACTAAAAGATATAGTTGCACTTGCAGAAGAATATCAAGCTATGACGTATTGTGATGAGGTACATGCTGTTGGATTGTATGGAGATACTGGTGCTGGATATTTGGAAAAACTCGGACTACAAAACCAAGTAGATTTTGTAAATGGAACACTAGGCAAAGCATTTGGTTGCCAAGGTGGATATATTGCAGGCGACGATGTTGCTATAGATGCAATACGAAGTGTAGCAAGTGGATTTATTTTTACCACAAGTCTAAGTCCAGTTATATGTGCAGGTGCGTTAAGCAGTGTAAAATATCTTCGTAGTGAGCACGGAGTAGAACTGCGTACACAACATCAAAATCGTGCAACAAGACTAAAGAAAACACTTAGACATAAAAATATAAACATGATAGAGAACGATACACATATCGTTCCTGTTATAATAGGAGATCCTGTGCGTTGTAAACAAGCTAGCGATACATTACTAAATGACCACAACATTTATGTACAGCCAATTAACTATCCAACAGTACCAGAAGGCACAGAACGTTTGAGATTTGCACCAACACCAATGCACAGTAACGCAATGATTTCAGATCTTGCAGAACGATTAGAGGAAGTATTATGAGCGAAATATGGGATAAACTAATAGATTGCGAACAAAAGATTATTGCAAAATGTTCTAGTCTAGGCAAAGAAAATTTTGATGATCCAGAGTTTGATTGGTTAAACAGAGTGTTCCAAGGAGGGCATTTTAGACGAGCTCATATAGACAGTGTAGATGCCAGAGACTCAAAAGGTTTATATATGACTCATATATGTGTGTTTCCAAACTTTGATAACGATGCTCCTATATATGGATTTGATATTATTGCAGGTAAAAATAAAGTTACTGGTGCTTTCCATGACTATTCTCCTACAGTAGATTGGAATCATCCTATGTGTAATTTGTTTAGAGATTGTGTAGAAGACTTAGAATGGAAAAAACAACGCGAACTACCTCCGTGGGCACAAGCAATATTCAGCAAACACATGGTAGCCGCGAGTAATGTAAAAGCAGGTGAAATGGATCAAGTTGTTACTATGGCATTGGACAACTTAGACATGTACTTTGAAGAGCTACCTAAATATACAAACGCTCGGTATAACCAAGATTTAGTTCGAGATCAACAAAATAGATATTGTCATTATCAAAAACAAAATCCACATACACCCAAGGCTATGGAAGCACTAGGACTTGATCCTGTTGCTATTAAACACTTTATTGAAGAGTGCTTGTTTCCTGAGGTTTAAAAACTATTTTTCTCACCAAATATATCTTTATCTCTTCCTGCTATCCAATTGTTGATAGGTAAAGATTGCCCACCGAAATTAAACTCATCTTCGGATAAAAAAGGAGTTTTCCATGTGCTTTCGTCTAAATAAAGGTCTGTTTCAAATCCAGTAGTAAAGTCTAGAGGTTTATTATTTGCAATATTTTCATATAATTTTTGTGCCATAACTTCGTGATTTGGTCTACTTAGGTGCATTATTCTAGGATCTTTATACTTATAATGATGTAAAAATTCTTGTTTGTGTTCTAAATTATCTTTATCTATTTCAGCCCCGTCGATATCAAATAGACTGGCTTTCGTTGCATTACCAGAGTGTAAGGGCATTGCTTCAAAACCAGCTAGTAAAATCATGTTTTTCCATTGCCCCCACTGCCGAGCTTGATAACACCATGCTAAGAACATTTCCATGTATACATTGTCAATTGTATCATTTTCATCTGCTAGGTAAGTTAGATAATAATCTACTGCTTTTTGTATTTGTTTACCTTTACCATCCCATCTGTCCTGTTTCCAAAACTCTTTTCTTTGTAATACAGTGTTCCATAAACTACCCAAATTAGACAATTCAGGAGAATGTTTAAAGAACCATCTTCTACCCATTCCACTGCTAACAATTACTACAACATCTTCTGGAGTTATATGATGTTTATAACCTTTTACCTGAGTCATAATCCATTCGTTACTAACTCCATATTGAGCCACAACAGCAGATCTTGGAAAACCAAGCAGTTTTGCCAGTCGAGTAGTCCATACCCAATTAGATCTGTTAGTATAATTGTAATGAGCATTTGCTTCAGTAGCATAACTATCCCCAAATACCCAAAGACAAGGTCCCGTTGGAATTTGTTTCTCAGACACTTTGACTATCTCCTTTTCCAATTCTATAATTGTCTTCTACACTGTCTGGTGTACTAACTTCAATGATAATACAATCATTTTCCATAGCTACCAACTGGTGAGGCCACATGGGTTCGTTTCGCCAAGTGTCTCCTGTTTTAAGTACTTGTGTTTGTATATCAGCAGTTTCTGTATTCATAATATGTAGTGTAAAGCTACCTTTTAGCACATACCAACTTTCGTCTTTTTCTTTATGAAAGTGCATACTAAATTTCGCACCTTTGCGATCAAAGAACATAAGTTTACCACAGTACTTGTCATTGGTTGCCCAAATAAGTTCTCTGCCCCAACCTTTTGCTTGTACGCCATCAAGCTGAGTCATTTTTACTTTTCTGTTGTTCTAGCCATTTTTGATGATCTGGATGATCGTCTGAAGCTTCTGGAGGAGGAGATTCACTGTGTCTAGGATCAACAGTCAAATCATGTATTTGATCCATGCGTAATGTTAATACTTGTTCATTTGTCATATCCCAAAGTCTAACTTCTACATTTGGATCCCATCTGTCTTCATGTGAAACTTCTTTGAGTTGCTCAAAGTCTTTTGGAATTATATCTGGTTTAAGTGTTACCTCACAGAACCTTAAATTATCGTCAGGTACTTCTTTTGGTTTACTTGGTATTCCAGGATCTACTTTCCAAATTAACTTTCCTGTCCACTTTGCAAGTTTTCTAATTAACCAATGTTGCTCTGTATTAAATTTATAAAATCTTGTGTCCCACACGTTATGTAACCTCCTTATATTAAATCTGTGCCATGTATCAGATATCTTATCAAATGCATATATATGAGGATCTGTTCCATAGCAGTCGTTTTTTGGGTTATTAGAGCTATCAGGTACGACATCATCTCTTAAAGTAAGAGTATACATTTTTACTGTGTTTGCATTTTGATTAAACACCAAATCGCTACCTTCTAAATGCTCCGGTTCATCTAATTTAGAATTTGGATTAATACCGCCAATTTCATATGTTACAAAACCTTTTTCTAATGCATACAGCATTTTTTGTTTGTATTCTTCAACTTCTTCCTCTGGTATATATTCTTCGCACATGTCAGGATATTTTTTGTACATTTCTTCATCTGACAAATTGTGTTTATCAACATCCCATTGTCTCCACCAATTATTCATCCATTGATCGGGCCATATGTCATTGTCTGGTTGTACATAACTCCTGTCCCAAGGTGGTCCTGGCTCATTTGGATCAAATTCTAATTCACTCCAATGATGATGTCGGTAAGTTGGATCTGGATGCCAAGGATGTACATTGTTTGGATATTCTTTAAAATCAATGTCAGGATCCCAATTAAACCATATGTCGCCACTTTTATCACTAGCTCTTTTTAGATTCCAATTTCCACGCTCATCTTTATGCTTTAAACTTGGATCTGCTTCAAATCTGTTATTTTTAAATTTTGCTACGATTTTAGATCCTGTTTTTTCAGTAAATTCTATTTTCTTTTCACTGTCAGTCATCTTTATTTTCCAAATAAATTAGTTTACCATACTCTGGTAAGTAACAATATTCGATATCACTACTAGCAAGAGTTCTAAAAGCATCATCTAGTGTTTCAACTAACGGTTCACCGCCTAAGTTAAAACTAGTATTAAAAATTACAGGACAACCTGTCTGTTCATACCACTCTTGTATTAAGTAATAGTAATTAGCGTTATCTTCTTCAGTTACAGTTTGTATTCTACAAGTTCCATCTACATGAATAATACTTGGAATCTTTTCTTCAACTCCTGGTTGACAGTTAACAGCATACATCATATGTGGCGTGTCTTCCATACCTTTAAGATCAAACCATTCATGTACATGTTCTTTGAGTATAGTACCCGCAAACGGTCTAAAGTATTCTCTTCTCTTAACTTTGTTTACATGATCCTTACCATCTGGATCTCTTGGATCATATAGTATACTTCTATTGCCTAATGCACGTGGGCCGTTTTCACTTCTACCTTGGAATATACTTACAATATTCTTATCTTTAATTAAGTTTACAACATCTGTTTGAGAAGCATCTTTAACTTGTGCTTCATACTTAATTGCAGTTTTGTTAATATCTTCGTCGGTGTAATTATACTTTTCACCCAAGTATAGTGTTGGTTCCAATCTTACAAACTCTTTAGTTTCTAGCCAATGGGTATATAATGCACTTCCAATTGCGATCCCGGAATCATTACTAACTGGTTCGACATATAAGTTAATATCGTGTTCTTTAAGTTTATCTAAATACCAATAGTTAGCAACACAATTCAATGCATATCCGCCAGTAAGTACTACATTTTTATCACCTGTAGTTTCAACTGCTTTTAAAATAGCATCTAACATCATCTGTTGTGTTTCTTCTTGACAATGATATGCAAAATCTCTTCCTAGTTCTGATTTAGTTCTATCTTTTAAATTTACTAAATCTTTT